CGAAGATCAAGATATTTCCGTCCAACGTTCTTCTAGCTTTTAGGGAGATTCTGGGATCTCTTTCAATATCAACTGTTATTGTCATCTTCTGATATCTCTTCTAGTAGGTCTTGCGTTTTAAGTACAACCTCAATCAGATCGAGATCCACTTCCTTTTCTTTGTACGATTCAAGTATAGAGTATACCTTATCTATTTTGATTTTTAAATCATTATCGCTTATAATATCTTCATCACTTTTACACTCTAAAAGTTGATCTTTGAGTGTGCTAACTTCTTCATTTAGGTAATACTTTAGCTCTATGCCATTGTCAGAAAAAGAAGATATATATTTTTGCAGAAGGCTTCTCTGGTTTTCGCTCAGTTTGCTTGAATATTCTTCGTTAAATTTACTTACAAACGTACCATAAATAATATTATCCATGGGCTGTTGCTCTTCTTTGATTGCTTCACAAGACTCAGACATTTGCTCTATGATATTCTCTTCTAATAGGACTCTGTCTTTTACTGGAAGTGTTTCTTGAAATATAGAATAAACAGTGGCTATATTCTTATAGTTTGGCACAAAGGTGTTATAGAGATCTTTAGAGAGCGTTTTGTTTATCTTGTTTATAAGTGCTGACTGTTCTCGGAAGATGTTCTTCTTATCTAGGACTTGATAATTTTTCTTTGCCTCAACAACAATCTTTTCTGCTAGACGCTTCTCTATATCCCTTGTTTCGTAAACGCTTTTGTACAAGCCAAGCTCTTTGTTCAACTCGGTTCCTTTTGCAAAGTGCTCCTTCATAATTGATACAATCTTCATTTGTTTGTTTTTATTGTTCTTTACAATACATTTAGTCAACTCTCGGACGAGGGCTTCATAAACAAATGCTGTATTTCTCTTTTTATTGTGTTTTAGTCTCATCACTATCTTTCCTTGAATCTTTGTCTAGGTTTTCAAACAAAACTTTTAACTCTTCTTGGTTTTTTAGAAGCTTCTCTTCCTCCTCCCTAGAATAAATAGTCAACTTACTCTCATAAACGCCAGTACCTCTAACTAAGCTAGATAATTCTGAGGCGCCTGGAAAGTTTTTTCTCTTTGTTCCAAACTCTGGATTTGCCGCTCTGGCCATATTCTTCCTTCTAGGGCCAGAGGATTCTCTTCTGTCTCCCCCGGACCAATTCATTCGGGGCTCGTACCATCCATGAGATTTCTCAGTGGTTGTTTTTACTTTACCACCATCCCTTTTCATTCTGTGGCCTTTGTCATCTCTCTTGCCAGGGGGCGCCGCCAATAAGTCCCCTTCCTCTGGGCCGGCTGGTGTGTCGCCGCCGGCTGCGTCAGCTGCGGCGCCTACGTCACCTCCTCCGAGATCACCCAAACCACCTCCTTCGTCCGGAGCGGCGCCTATTTCTGGCTCTTGGCCAACGGTACCTGTGCCACCTGCATCAGCGGCGCCGCCTAGATCGCCGCCTGGAGCAGTGGCTGCAGCTTGTTCTGCTTCTGCTGCAGTCTCTAGTGCTGCCTCAAACCTCCGATCATAGAACATCTCTCGACGGTTCCTGATAAACTCTTCTTCCGATAAACCAAAAAGAGTCTTCGCGAGCCACTGTTTGGAGAAGAAGCCTTCCGTTGCAGAAGATGCTATATCAAATTTTGTTTTCCAGTGTTCAAGTTCTTGCATTTCTGCTATCTTCGAAGGGTTGTTGAGCTTCAGCTTGAAGCTAACCAAATCTTCCTCTCTGTAGCCTAGCGTGTACAAGTGTATTATTCCAATTTTTTCCAATTCAGATAAGACAGATCTTTGTAACCTTTGTACTGTTCTCGCAAACCTAATATCTTTTTGAGCCAAGGTCGTCTTATCCTCGGCGGCTTTTTCCGCGTCGGAAGTTAGATAAGATGCTGGAATCTTGAGTGCAGAGAACAGCTTGTCTCTCAAGTACTTTACATCGTCAATGTCGCCAGTATACTTTCCGCCGGCCAATGGTTCTATCTTTGTGCCACTCTGACCACCACGAACAGGAATAAAATAATCTTCTTCAACTGAAAGTGGGTTGTACCTCAAATCTACGCGTCCAGTGTCTGGGTCGACTACTTGATTCCTTTTCATCTGCGTCATCGCTTTCTGCATGTACTGTTCTATATCTTGTGGCGGTATGGCCCCGACGTCGATATAAAACACCCTTCTTTCTGGTGATCTGACTATTCTATATGCCATCATCGCATCTTCGATCAATGTCAGTTGGCGCCAGATGCGGCGTGAGGGTTCTAGGACCGATGTTCCATATGGGCTATACTTGTCGTTGCCAAGAACACGGAAGTGCCCTATTTGCCAATTTTCAAATGTCAAGCCGGCTGAGTTCCACTGATATTGTATGTAATTAGGGTTCTTCTTGTCTTCGCCTTCCAATCTTTCGACCTCTGCCGTAGGCAATCCGATGACACTAGTGATGCCAATAGACTGGTCTATATCTAGATATAGGAAATAATCCCCATACTTGCACATCGCGCGACACCAGGAGAAGAGGTTGTATTCTACGTTTATAACGTCATAATATAGCGACTCAAGTAACAGCTTTATCTCTTCATTCTCACACTTTACGGAAAGTACCTTTTGGAGATCACTGTGTGTGGTCATTTCATCTGCATAGATATCAAGGGCTGAGGCTATTTCTGGTGTGTACTCCATTTGGTCGAAGTCTACATACCTCTCAGCTCTTGCTTGGCTGGCCATGGCCTGGGCTTGTAAATTATCATAAGGGTTGTATGCTGTCTTTTTAAAATCTTTTCCCGAAGCTGACGTGAATTTACCAGAGTACTTGTCTAAGTCTATCCTTCGAAGTCTATGGTTTGTTTGAGTCCTATAATTGACGAGTGGGCCTGATAATAGCCTTGTTAACCTTCGAAACAATAAACTTTGGGAGTTACGAGGGTTATTTTTTATCTTCTTTTCTTTAGCCATTTTCTATCCCTTGAACAGCCATGGAAACTGCTCTAATGCACTGGAGTGCTTTTTCATGCTTTCTTGAAATTTCTTGTTATTTGTGCCTATCATTCCATTTATCCTAGTGTCTATATGGTTAGCCTTTCTTGTTATAGCGCCTAGAAAGGCCTTATTATATTCCATATCTTTTTTGTTAGTATCCAACACCGTGTCCAGAACCCAGCACCCAACGGCGCAGGCCATTATTAAATCATCGTTGTAAGATCTCATAGCTTCGGCGCGACCGTGATTCCAAACAAAAGTTTTCATCTCGCTCAATAGTCGAGAAGAATATATCTTAATTAGATTGTTTCTTATAAATTCTTCCATCTTTGCTATAATCAACGGCCTAGTCTTAGAGGTCATAGAGAAACCAGCTACAGCATTGCTCATATTTTCCGCTCGGTATTCTTCTACAAATTCGTGAGTTGATTTTATAGAAAAATAAAGATTGGGATATTGGCTTTCTCTCAACTTGTCTAGCACTGCGAAACCCACTGCATTATTTTCTACGACCAATAATGCGTTTCCATATTCTAACCCAATATCATATAAAATTTTAGAAAAAACATCTGGAGTGCATTTTCCTTTATATTCTGCTACAATCTCCATATTACTTGCCTTGAATACTAGGGCAGAAGAGTAGTCTTTTCCATCTCCGCGCGCGACATCAGCTGATATGAAGTATTCCTCGCCCTCTTCTCTACCCTGCCATATCCACAAGTTCCTATCAAAGCCTGTTTTGTACTTTGGTTCCGTACACATATTAAGATATGTCTCTAGGTCTTCCGGCGAGAATACAGTCTCTCCAGACATATTAAAGTTACACTCAAGCTCTTGAGCTATTTCGCGGCGCGACATGTTTCGAGTTTCTTTTTCAAACCATTCTTGGTCGCGGTCGGGATGTACGCCCCAAGGTAGAACCACTGGGTGGAAATCATTCGTACCCGAGTCGGCCTCAGTGTATATCTTGTGAAACCAGTTACCGACGCCATTTGGAGTAGATAGTGCGATGCAGCGGCCGCCAGTAGATAATGTAGGGTACAGACCCATCCACAGCTCATCAAGACCTTCGACGTGTGCTGCTTCGTCAATAACAAGAAGAGATAGCGCCTCGGAGCGGCCGGCATCTCCGGAAGTGGAGCTTGCTTTTATTTGCGATCCATTTGAGAGTACAAAGCTTGTTCTATTGTCTATGTCTACGTTAGATATTCTCAGCCACTCTGGTAAGTTTCTTATAATTGCTTTCACTTTCTTTACTAAATTTGCCGCTGTATTGAATTTGGTGGCAATAACCAGGACATTCTTTTCTCTATGAAACATCATCAGCCAAGCTACATAAGCGGCTGTAATTGTAGATATTCCCAACTGTCGAGCCTTGAGAATCACATTGAAGCGATAGTCTTCAAAGTCTTCTAGTAAGTCTTTTTGAAAATTGTAAAGATGAAAAGGTATTAGACCGCGTTGAGGATGTGTTATTTTTGCATAGGTATTGATGAAATAATCGGGCGTCTTTCCACACTTGACTATCTCTTTCATTATTTCCTTCTTAGATAAGGAAAAAGACATACTAGCTCTTTATTTTTTCGTTTGATGGACGTTTGCCGCCAAGCCCACTCAGTGCCACCATCTTTTCATATGCCGGATCTATTTCCCTTTCAGGCTCAACCGGGATTCCTCCGATCTTATAACATTTATGAACCTTAACGCTGCAGCGGATTCTAGAAATATATTCCACTAAGACATCCACTTCACTTGGGTCAGAAAGAGATAGGGATCCTTTTGTCACTTTTCCAAATTCTTTTTGTATAAAAGATTTTACCTTTTCCACCATTGACTCCATTTCAGATTCAAAGCCATTTGAGTGGACCTCTTTTAGTGGAATCTCGCTGTGATATTTGATATGTAGGCGATTGCCCGATACGTATGCACCGAAACCATCCATGATTCGATGATCCAAAAGGGGATTCCCCTCCTCCCTTCTTAGACCGATTTTTACTGGTTCACCTTTTTCGTCTTGGGCACCATCATAAGAATTAGCAATTACTTGCGAGATTCCATTAATAATTTCTAAAGTTGTAGCCATTTGTTTTTTACCTCAAATATAAATAGTCTATAATATAAGTAGTTACTTATTTGGTCTCCATCCAGTTTTCCACCTATCCTCGCGATCTTCGACATACTGTATATAACAATCAAAACAGCACCCAAACTTAAACATATAGATATCGTCGTCTGACCTGAATGAATACTTATCGCAAACTGGGCAGGAGCGATCTTGGTTAGTCTTGTTCTTTTTTTGTTTTATGGTAAATCCGGAAGCGGACAGCAATTGCTCTTTCTCTTGGCCGTCGGTTTTTGAATAAAATTTCTTTAGGTCTTCAAGGTACTTCTCTTCCTTTTCTGTAGACCAAGAACTCTTGGGGTTCTTTATAGCATCTAAGCCATATTTATCTTTTATGGCTTTCTCGTATTTTGCAATCTTGTCATAGTCTTTGTTCATTTTATTGCAAAAAAGATAGCCACAACAGTCAGGGCGCCAGAGACAAAGCCGCCGGTGGCCCACCAAACGCTGTAATCGTTTGGTCTTTTGAGGGCCGTGGACGTCAACCTCTCTATTTCGTGGTCTTTTATAATATTTATCTCTTTGTGTTTTTGTCGAAGTGAATCGATACTCGCAGTGAGGCGCCCAATGTCAAATTCATATTTTGCCTTCTGCTTTTCGAGCCGGTACATGATGTCTAATTCACACTCAGCTTTGGCTCGAGCTGGGGCTGTAATCAAGATTGCATTTGCGTCAATATCGTAACAAAACGCTGGTCCTGGATCCAAACCCAGCCTTCTCAACAGATCTACGTCTCCGTCATCTACATAAGTAAATGAAGCTGGTGGCAGGATTAGGTCTCCTATTTGTGGATCGGCCGCTGCAGCCTGGGGATTTACCATGCAAAAGGCCAACAAAAGTGATAAAAACTTACTTAACATATTTTATACCAAATTCCTCTTCTATTCTTTTTATAATTTCATCCGGCTTTTTTCTTGTCTTTATTATAACATCTTTTACTTTTTCTTTTTGCAATTCTGTTAGTTTTTTTTGCTTTTCTTTGAAGGCCTCATCTAGTGCAGATACTGTACTCTCATATTCTCTAATAAGGTCCTCCCTTTTTAGGATCTCATCTTTGTGTAGTCTGTTTATAGTTTCAACTTGTTTTTTGTAGGAGTCTTTTTTCGTGCTTAGGACTTCTATAATCGCGTCTGTGTTTCTCCTCGAAAAGAGGTAAACAATTATTGACCACAAAATTATTGCTGGAAAATACCAGTAGGTCTTTATCCAGGCCCAAAATTTAGAAAAAAGAGCCTTGACTGCTAGAATACTCACTGCTTTGGCCCGTGCCGCCATTGAGTCGCGAGATCTACGAGGGCTTGGGAACCAATATAAGCTAGTGTCACTGCGACCCAATCACTACTGGTAACCATCCCATACACACAAAGTCCTGTCGCCGTCAACCAGGCTAAAAATTTACGAGATATAAATCTCTCTGTATATTTATCTGTAAATGCTTTTATTGCTGTCATTATCAATCCTCCTATATGCTCACATGAGCAAAACCTTCTTTTCTTTCGATGTTTATCTGCATGTCGACACAATCCTTTAGGCTGTCTAAGTGTGAAATGAGGATCACCGTCTTAAAATACCCCTTTATCATGTCGAGAATTCGAACAAACCCTTCCATATTCTCTTCATCTAGTGCCGTGCCCGGCTCGTCTAATATAAATAGATCAGACTTCGGTAAATTTGAAACAGTCAAGAATGCTAAGCGGATGGCCATTGAGGCTATAGTTTTTTCAGCTCCTGAACCCATTTCCAAAGGTCTTGGTTCATGCTTTGCATGTTTGATAAATATGTCCAGCTTGTCTTCACTGTTCTGAATGAAAACTTCAAAGTCTACAATATTTGTAAGTATCTTAGCTATTTCTTGATTTATATGAGGTAACCTTCGCTTGATTACCTCATATGACACACCATTAGGATGGCAACAAGTCATCAGCAGGTGGTAGGCTGCAAAGTTTTGTTCTAGATCTTTCTTTTCTTTTAGCTGAGATTTGGTATGTTTTAGTTTTTGTTCTAGCGATCCGTGTCTCTGGTGTAGTTTCATGATCTTGTTTTCACACCCTTCTATTGAAACCTCCTTCTCTCTAACTGCATTTTGCATCTGCTTTAGTTGAGAAAGTAATTGCTTCAAGTTTTCTATCGCTTCCTTATTCTGGTTGTATTCCTCGCTTTTATTCTTCAAGTTTTCGAGCTCGACTTGTTCCCGGAACAGCAGGGCGTCAGCTCGTTCAACAACAATCTTGGACGTAGCTATTGCTGTAGCAATATCGCCCTTCTTTTGCACCAGCATATCGTATTTGTTTAAGTGATCTTCTACAATGCCGGGGTTCAAGTCTCTAATTTGTAGACCTATGTTGTTGGTGGATACAGCATTCTCCTTCATCCTACTATCATATATCTGAATCAATTCACCAGCTTTGTGAGCATCCTTAATAAATTTACAAGATGGGTATTTGCTACCACAGGGAACTTCAGACAACAGATCATGCCTCCTACTATACCTTGTTTTTTCATCTGAAAAGCCAGCCATCTCCTTTATCAGCTCACTCAATTCACTTTTTTTAT